ATCACTCAATATGAAAGACCCCTACGTATACAGAATCCGTTCGATCGCAAAGGTAGTAGATGGCGACACTATTGACGCTGATATTGATCTGGGTTTTTCTATTTCCCTTACTAAGCGAATTCGTCTTGCGGGTGTTGATACGCCTGAATCGCGCACTACGGATTCGTATGAAAAGAAACTTGGATTAGAATCGAAAGAATGGTTGAAACATCGTGTAGAAGGTGCTAAAGATATTCTTATCAAGACGGAACTTCCAGATAGTACAGAGAAGTATGGTCGTATTATCGGTCATTTGTTCATTAATAATGAAGATCAATCATTGAATAATCAAATGATCTCTGAAGGTTACGCTTGGCCTTACGATGGCGGCACAAAGAAAAAAGATTTTGACGAACTACTAAGTAGAAGAAAAAAGTGAGTTGATTAATGAGTGATAATGTATACCTGGGTAACCCAAACCTTAAGAGGGCCAATACCCCAGTTGAATTTACAAAAGAACAGATTCAGGAATTCATTAAGTGTAAAGAAGATCCTGTCTACTTTGCAAAGAATTACATCCAGATTGTTTCTCTTGATGAAGGTTTGGTACCATTCAAACCCTATCAGTTTCAGGAAAAATTAATCAAGAGATTTCATAAAAACAGATTCAATATCTGTATGATGCCGCGACAGACTGGTAAATCCACCACGTCTGTTGCATATCTATTGCATTACCTTATTTTTAATGACAGTGTAAACGTTGGCATTCTCGCAAACAAGGCCTCAACTGCAAGAGAACTTTTAAGTCGGTTACAACTTGCATACGAAAACCTTCCGAAATGGATGCAACAAGGTATTCTGGTTTATAATAAAGGGTCAATGGAGTTGGAAAATGGCAGTAAGATATTGGCAGCTTCTACATCTGCGTCTGCTGTCAGAGGTATGTCGTTTAACATCTTGTTCCTCGACGAATTCGCTTTCGTTCCAAACCATATTGCAGACTCATTCTTTGCCTCTGTTTATCCTACTATTACTTCTGGTAAGAAAACAAAAGTTATAATGGTCTCAACGCCCCACGGTATGAATCATTTCTACCGTTTGTGGCACGATGCAGAAAGAGGTCAAAATGAATACGTCCCTACATCAGTTCACTGGTCTGAAGTGCCAGGTAGAGACGAAAAGTGGCGACTCCAAACAATCAAGAACACAAGTGAACAACAGTTCCGTGTAGAATTTGAATGTGAGTTTCTTGGATCAGTTGACACTCTGATCAATCCAGCAAAACTCAGATCTTTGGTGTATGACAGACCACTCAAATCTAGTAATGGGCTAGATGTTTATCAAGAACCAGAAAAGAATCACGATTACGTTTGTACCGTTGACGTGGCTCGTGGAGTTGAGAATGATTACTCTGCATTTGTCATTGTAGATATCACGTCGTTCCCACATCAAGTTGTTGCAAAGTATCGAAATAATGAAATCAAACCGATGTTGTTTCCATCGATTATCTTTGACACGGTAAAGGCTTACAACAATGCCTGGGTGTTATGTGAAGTGAATGATATTGGTGATCAGGTTGCATCGATTTTAAATTATGACCTTGAATACGCTAATATACTTCAGTGTTCGATGCGAGGTAGAGCTGGTCAAATCGTAGGTCAGGGATTTTCTGGAAAGAAAACTCAGTTGGGTCTTAAGATGTCCAAGGCGGTCAAGGCTCTTGGGTGTTCAAATCTTAAGACGATGATTGAAACTGATAAAGTCTTGTTCAAAGATTATGAGCTTATCAGTGAACTCACTACATTCATCGCAAAGAGAAACTCATTTGAGGCAGAGGACGGTTGCAATGACGACTTGGCAATGTGTCTGGTCATCTACGCTTGGTTAGTCGCACAAGATTACTTCAAAGAACTAACAGATCAAGATGTAAGAAAAAGGTTATATGAAGAACAGAGAGATCAGATCGAGCAAGATATGGCTCCGTTTGGTTTCATCAGTGATGGTCTTGATGATGATGTTATTAAAGAAGACGACGGAACTGTATGGAGAAAAACTGATTTAGATGATATCAATTCTACATACGGTGATATGAACTTTATGTGGGAGTATCATTAATGAATCTGGATGATCAGTTCGATCTCGATCATTTATTTCTTAGTCAAAGGCAATGCAGAGTATGTGGTGAGATAAAAGATCTCATTGATGGTTTTTATTTGACAAGAAAAGGTAGAGGTGATATACCGTCAGCCTATTCTTATGAGTGTAAAAGTTGCACAATTAAAAGAGTCGTTGTGAGTAGAATGACGAATAAAGTCTTGAATAGGTGGGAATATCCAGACTGGTAGTATGTTCACGGGCGGTTTCCCCACTTGAAAGAGTGCTAAACAATAAATAAATTTAGATCAAAAACTGAAACTACTAGAGGAAATCAGATGGCTGGTTTAGGCTTAGTATCTCCTGGAATTAAAGTAAGAGAGGTTGATCTTACTCGTGGTGGAATTACGGGCGTACAGGACCTTACTGGTGCCATCGCCGGTCCCTTCACTCAGGGTCCTATCAACGAACCAACTCTTATTGAGAACGAAAAAGATTTAGTTGACACCTTTGGTGAACCCCAAGAGACAAGTAATCAGTATGAATACTGGATGAGTGCTGCTTCTTATTTGTCATATGGCGGTTTCCTGCGTGTTGTAAGAACAGATCATAGTAATCTTGTCAACGCAAACGCTGCTGTAGATACAGGTGCTGGATCATCTGTAACAACTTTAAAAATCAAAAATACTGAAGATTATTTCAATAGTTTTGATGACGCAACAAACTTTTACTGGGCGGCCAAAAACCCAGGCACTTGGGCTAATGATCTGAAAGTCTGTGTCATTGACGCAAAAACAGATCAGACATTGACTGGTATCACCACATCAGGCATCGTGGTTGGTGCTGCGGTAACTCAAGCATTTGGTGGTGTGCAAGTTGGTGGTATTGGTACATCACTGACACTTAACGGTCACCTCAAGGGTATTGTAACTGGTATTGGTTCATCATCGATTGATGTCAAAGTTGTCAGTCAAGTATCGACATCTGGAACTGTTACTGACGCTGATTACACTAAGGGTGGAGCCTTTGCATTCAAAACAACAAGTGTTTTGAATATCTCAGGTGCCACTGGTTCAGCCACAACGTCGATCACAGTATCAAGAACATATGGTGGTACAAGCGCCGGCGCTATCGGTGTTGGTACTCAAATTCTCCTCTATAATACTGTTTCGGGTTATAGTAGTCTTGTTATTGACCAAGCTGGTGGTCAGGCACTCGCGATCGGCGCTACTGGTGTAAACCTCTCTAGCACCTCTGGTCTTGGTACAATCGGTTCAGGCACTGCCAATCTTCTCTTGATTGGTGCTGAATTGATTGGTATTGGTGACACTATCGTTAGTGCAACAGGTTTCGTAGGATTTTCAACAAGAGGTATCGACGGAACAACTGAAGCAGCCCATAATGACGGTGCTTCAGTCAATGTCTTAACTAACGCTGGTGCCGCAACAACTGTAAGAGTTTCCCAGTCTTCAAGCTCCGACACCACATTAGAAATCAATTCTCTAGGAGGAATTGATGTAGATGATTATATCAGAGTTCAGACTGTTGGAGTTGGAACAACAGGTGAAATTTTAGAGGTAACTGGAATCACCACCAACTCTGCACTAACTCCAAACACTGCTCTTGATTTCTATGAGGCTCAAACTCTGGGTCTGACAAATGCCACGGTATTCTGGACTTCTGTTGCTCCCAAACCTCAGACATCCCAATATGCTGCTGGTAGAAATTCAAGATTCGACGAAATTCACGTTGTAGTTGTTGATGATAGTGGTAAGATCACTGGTAGTTCAGGTCAAATTCTTGAGGAATTTGTAGGACTGTCGAAAGCTCAAGACGCAGTTCAGTTTAACACTCCTAATTTCTACAAGGATTACGTTGCTGAAAATTCTGAATATGTGTTTGCTGGTTTTGCTCCTGAGGGAACTCCAACAGGATTCTCCACTGGAAATACTGCCTTCAGCGCTGCTGCCTCTGCTTGGGGTCAAGTAGCACAGAACGTTGTGTTTGCTGGTATTGGTAGATCAGTCTTCTCACTTCAGGGTGGTAAAAACGAAGGTGGCACATTTACAGCCCCAACGTTCACTGCAACCTTGGGTGATCTGATGACTGGTTATGATGAGTTCTCAAATGTCAGAGAGTACCCAATTGATTACTTGATTATGGGCCCTGGTCTTTCCAGCAGAGATGAAACTGTCGGTAAGGCAAACAAACTTGTTAATATTGCTGAAAATAGAAAGGATTGCATTGCTGTTATC